AACTCGCTGCTCTACTCGCGCCCCGGCGCCCCCATCCTGGGCGACGACATCGGGGAGATGGCCGTGCGCGAACTGAGGTACGAGGACGTGACCTCAAGCTCGTACAAGGAGCAGCAGATCAACGAGCAGGCGTTCGAGGAGGCGACCGGGATCACCCCGTACAACATGGGTACTCAGCGTCCAGGCATGAACCCGACCGCGACCGGCGTGTCGATCCTGACCGAGGAGGCGAACACGGTCAACGCCATGGAGCTCAGGATCGTCAACGAGACGTTCATGGTCCCTTTGCTTCGCATGCACGCTCAGTTCGAGCAGGCGTTCGAGAGCGAGGAGATTATGCGCTACGTCGCGGACGAGGAGGGGATCGACTTCGACTCCGTGTGGACGGACGAGGCGATAGAAGGGGAGTATCACATCGAGGTTGACGCCGGGATCGGCGCCACCTCGCGGGAGTTGAGGCTCAGGAACCTGGGCATGATGCTGGATCGCGCGATGGCGCTCAACACGCAGTACGGCGCTCCGGTCATGAACCTCATCCAGTTCGCCAGGGACGCGATGCCCCTGGCGGGTTTCGAGAACCCGGACAAGTACGTCAACGAGAACGTGCTCAAGATGGTCATGAGCAAGTTCGGGCAGGTGGCGGGCATGAACCTCATGGACCCGACACAGGGACCGGCTCGGCTCATCAGTCCGGCAAACAGCGGCGGAAGCCAAGTGGAGAGCATGCAGGGATATGGCGGAGACAAGCAGATCTACAGGTGATGTGAGCCTCGACGGATACATCGGCGAGCTGCTCAACCGCGCGGACGTCGCGGACAGGCTCAAGGCATGCAGGGGCGACTGCCCCCTGCTCGGCATCATCCGCGACCTTTCGCACAACGCGATGATCGATCTCGTGCAGGTAGACCCCAAGGACACGATCAAGGTCATCCAGCGGCAGGAGGTGGCGAAGCTCTACGACACGATTGACAACGCGATAGACGGCAAGGTCCTGGAGGGCCAAGCCGCAGAGGACGAAATCACAACCATGGAGGAGGAAGGATATGTCAGCAAAGGATAAGGGACTTCAGGACCGTCAGGCGGACGAGCTGAACACCCCTGTCGAAAACGGGCTGGAAGCTGATTCCGACATTATCTCAAGCAGGGACCGCGACGTGTTCCTCAAGCAGTATCAGGAGCACGAGCGAAGCGAACTCAGGGATCAGGGGTTCGACGATGACGAGATCCGGGCGATCCTCGGGGAAGACACCGAGGACGAGACCGAGAAGGCGGGCGAACCCGGAGGCGATCAGGGCAAGGAGGAAAAAGAGGAATCCGGCGAGGGCGAGGGTGGAGATGACGAAAAGCCAGGAGGCGAAGCTGAAGAGGGCGAGGGCGGCGAGAACGAGAAGGAAGGCTCCGAAGGCGAGGATCAGAGCGGCGGAGGAAAACCTGCCGAAGACGCAGCCGAGAAGGAGGAAGCCGAGCACCGAGAGCTGAAGCCCGAGGATGTCCTGCAGGTCAAGATCCCGGTCAAGATAGACGGGAAAGACGGCGAGGTCACAATCGCGGAGCTTCAGAAGTCCTATCAGGTTCAGGGGCATCTCACCCGGCAGCTCCAGCAGGTCGCCGCCTACAAGCAGCAACTCGACAACGTGGGCGCACAGCTCCAGGCCAAGGCCAGGGAGCTTGACGAGCAGTTCAGGGCGTACGAGGAGCAGCTTTTCACGCCCGAGGAGGTCCAGCAGCGCAAGGCGAGGCGGGACCGGGAGCAGGCCGAGAGGGGCTTGCAGTATCAGAACCTCTTTATGCAGTGCCGCAACACGCTGTATCAGCGGCACCCCGACGCGGACAATCTGGACTACGATCCAGACTTCGTAGATTTCAGAGCGAAAAACATGCCGTTCTTGAACGAGCAGTTGCTCAACAACTATGGCCCTGGGGTATTTTTCCCTGCCATGGACATTGCGATGTCCTACTACAAGGATGTCAAGAAGTGCATGGAGGCGCTCCAGCAAGCCCAGGACGCAACCACCTCGTTCAAGAAGGAGCGTGAGGCAGAGTTGGCAAAAAGGGAGAAAGAGCAGAGGGCTGAAAAGAAGAAGGCCAAAGACGTCAAACCGTCTACCGTCGAAAAGAAGGGCGGCGACGAGGATGACGAAGCTGAAAATCCCGCAAGCAACAGGGATTACGTCAGATCGCTGGCGAAAAAGCGGCTCGCTGCACAAGGATTGTAAGACAACAAGAAAGGGGAAAATCCTATGCAGTGGTATTTTCAGGCAAACAAAGCGGGATATCTTCATCCTCAGAAGATGTCCAACAAGCTCAGGTACTACCTGACCCCGAAGCTGAGGTTCAGGCAGTTCTGCGACCTCAAGGAGGCGCTCGGCAAGAACTCCGGCGACTCCGTTGACTTCAACATCGTCACGAACGTCACGTCCGGGGCGAATGTCATGGGTATCCGGGAGAAGGACAACATGCCCGAGACCGGATTCCGGGTCAAGCAGGGTTCGGTGTGCGTGGTCGAGTTCGGCAACTCCATTCCGTTTACCGGCAAGTCCAAGGTCCTGTCGAAGTGGGATGTGGAGATCATTATCCGCAAACTGCTCGCCAGGGACGCGGCCAACACCATCGACAGCAGGATCGAGCTGGAGTTCGACAACACCCTCATGCGGTATGTCGGAACCGGCGCGGCTACAGGGATGATGTTCCGAAACGGCTATGCAGGCATCGCAAACTCGACCGGCATGTACCCCTACCACGTCAAGGAGATCATCGACGATCTCCGCACGCGGGAGGTCCCGACCTACGACGACGAGGATTATGTGTGTCTCGCCACCACGTTCGCGCTTCGCAACCTGAAGGACGAGCTGGAGAAGGTGGGCATGTATACCGAGTCTGGCCGCAAGCCGATTCTGGCTGGCGAGGTCGGTCGGTATTATGGCTGCCGTTTCGTCGAGGTAAACCACGGCATGAGCGCCGAGAACTTCGATATCGGCAAGTCCTCGGAGGCGTACTTCTTCGGCTCCGATACGGTGATCGAGGCCATTGCGATTCCCGAGGAGGTGAGGGTCAAGGAGCCTTCGGACTACCAGAGGAAGCAGGGTCTCGCGTGGTACGGCATCTTCGGGTACAAGCTCCAGTGGGGCGACCGGAGGGTGGCGACCGACGACTGGCACGAGTCGAGGATCATCAAATGGGATTCGGCGGACGGGACGAACTCTTCGTCCGCATCGACGTATTCCCGGTCCTACAACTCGTGGGCATCCGCTTCCGAGTCTCTCGGCTGGTGCATCAGTCCCGCGTAACAAAACCATCGGGGGGAGGGGAGACCCTCTCCCCGTTTTAGAGGGACCGACATGGACTACAGCAATTTCATCACGAACATCGGGCAGTGGATCAACAGGCGGCACGGCGAGGCCGACGACATCATCGCGCAGCAGATCATCGAGAGCCAGTACGAGATCGAGAAGAAGTTCCCCCTGTGGTTTCTGATCGACGAGTACACGCAGGTCATCCCGGCAGGCGCCACGTCGACCAAGCTCCCGAACCACATCATCCGGGTCCTGGACGCAGAGATCCTCGACTCGAACTCTCTCAGCTATCCGCTCATGTTCGGCACGCCCGCTATCATCCGCGACAGATACCCTTCGTTCCAGTCGACGAACCCGATCAAGGACAGGCCCCAGGTCGCATACGCCATGGGCCACGTCATCCGGTTCGCTCCGCAGGCCGACGCGCAGTACGTCTTGAGGTTTTGGGCGCACCACCATCTCGACCCGCTCGACCTGACGACGAACACGAGCAACGTCTGGACCACGACCTATCTTGCGACCCTGCGGATGAAGGTGCTCGTGGACCTCGAAGCGTTCCTGAAGGACGACGAGAGGATTCCGGTGTGGAAGACGCGGCTGAACGAGCTTCTCGACGACCTCGAAGCGGAGACCCGCGACATGGAGAACGTCGGCATGCGCGAGGCCATGTCCGACACGGAGGACGTGTATTGAAACCGTTTTCCATAAAGCCTTTCTCCCGGGGGGTCCTCAGGGACATCCCGCCCCAGTCCATGCCCGTGGGCGGGCTGGTTGACGGGCGGGGCATCCGCGTCACGGACGCCTATGTGGAGCGCAGGAAGGGATACCGCAGGCTGAACGACTGCGAGGGCAGCGACTACATCCTGGGGGTTACGCAGTTCCGGGACCTGAGCGGTCAGGCATACATCTTTTTCGGAGACAGGAACTACCTCTACAAGCTCCCGTTCGGCATTATGAGGGAATGGGACGACGGCTACCCCTGGTGGGACGAGATCGGGTACACCTGGGACCCGATCAATGCGGTCATCTACCGGATCACGCCCAACGGCGAGATTCCGGTCTGCCCGTTTTCGAGCGTGAGTCTGTCCGAAAGCTCGTCCTCCATGTCGTCTTCAGTCGCCGGGACTCCCGAGTCCTTTACGGGCAGGGACCGCAGGATCGACCAGAACGACGCGACCAAGTGGTCGTTTGCCCCGTGGGGCAACAACCTGCTGGCGAGCAACTACGAGGAGCCTATCCAGATCATCTCGGGAGTAAAATTCGACCGGCACCGGACCCTCGTTTCGCACGGGCTCAGGGCCAGGATCGTGGACGTGTTTGCGAAGCACGTCATCGCGCTCAATACGGTCGATGAGCTGGACGGGGCGGTCCCGAACCGATGGTGGTGGAGCGGCCTGGACGACGCCGAGGACTGGAGATACGACGATCCCGCGAGCGAGGGCGGCTTCCAGACGCTCCAGCCCAACTCTCAGCCCATAACCGGGGGCGCGGCGCTGCGGGATTCCTACGTCATCTTCCAGGAGCACATGACGCATCTCGTCAACTATGTTGGCGGGACGCTCGTGTTCGCAAAGCAGGTGGTCAATTCCCGAATCGGCGCTCTCTCTCAGGGGCTCGTGCAGAGCGCGGGAGATGTTGTGATCTTCTTCGGCCAGAACAACATCTATCGCTTCGACGGGTACAGCTTCGACACGATCGGAGAGGGGAATAACCGCTGGATCTTCAAGGGTCTGAACATGGCGCAGGTCTCGCAGAGCTTCTCCTTCATCGACCGCAGCACGAAGGAGGCGTGGTTCGTCATTCCGCACGACAGCGACAGGCCGAACCTCGCCTGCATCTACGACATAACGAACAATCTGTGGACGTTCGAGGATATCGACGCCTCTGCTGGCTGCACACAGGACGGGCTCGACTATCCGACCATTGCCCGGACGCAGTTCGGCATAAGCTCGTCGTCATCGTCGAGCGCATCGTCCTCGTCGTCCTCGTCCATGTCCTCGCTCTCGTCCTCGTCGTCGAGCAGCTCCTCGGAAAGCTCGTCGAGCAGTTCGCAGAGCGCATCTTCGAGCAGCTACGCCGAGGCGGACGCGGATGCGAAGTCGTATCTCATGGACGTGGGCGTGACCGACAACGACGACGATTACCCGCGAAGCTCGTACTTCATAACCGGCGAGTACGATCTCGAAATGCCGGGGAGAATCAAGGAGATCGCGGAGATCTGGCCGGTCGTGGAGGAGTTGAGCAACGACATCCACCTCTCGATAGGCTCGCGGAGCCGGATCTCGGACGACATCGTGTGGGAGGAGCTGGAGCCGTACACGGACCAGGAGGTCATGGGTACGCGATCCTACGGCGTGTACCTTTCGTTCAGGGTAGAGGCGGACGGTCTGGACGACTTTTTCCGGCTCTCGGAGATCTGCGGATACGCGCGCGCGGGAGGGAGAAGGTAATATGGCGCAGGAGCGGTACATAGCCGTATATCCACCGGCATTGAAGCTGCCTGCTGGCGGCAACCCCGCGACGCACGCCCTTGAGCAGGGCATGGCCGCATGGTCGCAGCAGCTTCAGCAGTGGCTCTCCCAGGAGGTGTCGAAAATTCTGGGACAGGCGATCGATCACGGGCAGCAGATCGATGCCCTCTCCCAGGAGGCGACCGATCACGGGCAGCAGATCGATGCCCTGGAAAATGTCGGGAAAATCAAAGCCAAGGCCTACCGGAACGCGGCGCAGGATATAGACGCTAAAGGATATACGAAGGTAGCCATAGACACCGTCAGATTCGACACTGAAAGCGTTGCCGATGTCACGACGAATAACCGCATCACCCCTACGCTTCCAGGATATTATCGCGTTACGGGAAATGTTTGTGCGATCAGTGTCCCCGCTGGGGCGCACGTAATAGCCTGGATATCCAAGAATGGCTCCAGGGTATCGATTGGCACGCAAGTCACAACTGGTTATGCCGTCTCTATAACAAGCGACCTCATCTACATGAACGGCACAACGGATTATCTGGAACTGTATGCCTACAACAGCTATTCGTCAGCGCTGGCGCTATACGTTACCGGAATGACATCGGCGTATAACTACCTCTCCGTCCTGGGGCCGTTCTGAGGGAGCATGAATGACAGCGGAAAAGCGAGAAGACAAGCACCGGCATCATCCATAAGCAAGGAGGAACAACTATGGCATGGCACGAAGGGAAACCGGAATACAGGTCGAGTCCGAACTCGAAGGAGATCAGGGAGAATTTCGCGTATCTGAAAAATCATCCGTCTCTTCCGCCTGTAGGCTCAATCATTGCCTATTCTCCGGGCTATTTTACAAACGGCAGCAATGCCGGGTTCACCCATCAGATGGTTTCTGCAAACACTGTTGCCGCCGTCAACGCCCTTTTGAATTCAAGCGGGTGGTACGTTTGTGATGGTGCGGCCCTGAACGACGCAGACAGCGGGATATTTAATGGGGCAGGCAGGTATTTGCCGAACCTGACTGACGACCGCTTTTTTATGGGTGATACGGTGGCTGGCGGGATCGGTGGAGCGAACAGCAACAATATTGCCCACACACACACGACCGGGAATCATACTTTGACGGTAAGCGAGATGCCGGCGCATTTCCATTACATTAATTTTACTCAAGTCGGAACCACGCCCGCACCCTTCACTACTGGATCTCTCAAATTGGCCGATGTGGTTTCTGATGGTATAGATTTTCCCAGGGCTACATCGTCAAGGGGCAGCGGAGAAGCCCACAACCACGGCAACACCGGAAGCTCGGGAAGTACAAGCCTTGAGAACAGGCCAAAATATCTATCCTGCTTCTATATCATGAGGGTGAAATAATGACCTATACAGTGAAGTACAAGAAGCCTGAATGGTGGTTCTGGCGCAAACTAAAGAACGTGAAGGGTGACGGAATACTGTTTGGGCAAGGCGGGCAGGTTGTTCCTTCCAGATATTTCATTTTGTCGGATGATAGCAGGATCGAACTTCCCATGTCCATGATGTTCAGCTTCGATTCCTATCGGTGCAGGCTGGTGGAGGAATCCATACGCAAGGAAGCAGGGCGTTAAAGGGTATGCCAAAATACCAGTTGAAACGCATTCTTCCGAGCGGAATCGGGCATGTATGGCCTTTGGTTCAGGAGGGCTTGGACACGCTGGCGAAGAAGGCCGGTCCCGCAGAGGAGACGGACGCGCAGATCCGGGATCTTCTGATGACAAATCCACGGTTCGCCCTGTACTTCGTGCTGGAGGACAGGAAGTATATCGGGTTCGTCATTCTGAGGATCGACGAAAACGCGCAGGGCAGACAGCTCTGCATTTACAAGGGTTTCAAGATCCCGGAGGCGGAAAAATTGGACAACGAACTTTTTTTGAGCTTGAAAACAATTAGCCAAGAGTGCGATTGTAAAAGCATGGCATTCTACAGCCCGAGAAAGGGATGGGCGAGGGAGGCGAAACGCCACGGGTTCAGGGAAGGGTACACGCAGTACATCATGGAGGTGAAGTAAGATGGGATACGGCGGTGGTGGTGTGGAAGCGATCAAGGCGGCAATCGCCCAGTACGGTCAGCCCACGGGTCCGACCATGGCGGCTCCGGTAGGGGTCGATCCTCAGCAGGCCGCTGACATGGCGGCGCAGTCCTACGGGGTCATGAACAACGTCATGAACCGCATCTCGAACCCCTCGATGATCGGGCGCAGTCCCATGTTCACGGCCCCGTCGTCTTCGGTTCTCACTCCTCGCTCGTCAGGGTCGATCCCCATGCCGACCCCGGCGCAGCCATACCAGGGAACGCTTCCCGCAGGGTTCGACCAGGGCAAGGCCATAGAGAAGATGGGCCTGCTCGGGAACGCGAGACAGCAGCAGCAGGGGTACACGATTGACGACATCATCAAGCTGCTCGGGCAGTTGGGCGCGCAGAATGCCGGCCGCTCACGGTCGGCGAGAACCCGATCGTCCGGGGATCGCGGCGGGCCGGTCGTTCCTGTGGGGGGGGCGGGAGCCGGTGCCGGAACCGGCAGTATCAATCCCTCCTGGGGCGGCGTGGGGGCCGGAGGTCTCGGGTTCTCGCCGACCGTGAGCGGGGCGAACCCTTACGGGATTCAGACGGTAAACGGCATGGACTTCGCTGTGAACACCGCATTTCCCGATCTCGGGAAGGCCTTGGGGCCGAGCCTGGGCATAGATGTCAGCGGCGGCATAGGGACAAACGAGTGGGGGCATTCCGATCCAGAGCGCAGCAGCAGGGGTCCCGGGCGCGGAGTAGGAGGGCGATAAGATGAATAGCGGCGGCGGCAGAAACACGACAACGGTACAGAAGTCCGATCCCTAAAAA